GACTTGCCATTCTTAATGCGATCTAGGTAGAATCCTACATCCTTATTCTGATAAGGTGATACATCCTTAATTGATTTGTAAAAAGTTACTTTCATAAGTATAAATAAAGGTGAGAGTCCCTGCTAACATAACCGCCAGGAGATTTGCAGGGATTTATACTCTCTAATGTTTTTGTCATGGCGATTATATTATGTGACAAATGTAATAAATTAATTTATAATTGATACTAAAGTGCAAAAATAATTTTTTTGTGCTGTTTTGTGCTATTATTTGTGCTGTATAAACTCCTATTGTTATTGGGCTGTAGAAGATTAGAACGAAAAAACACTTTTTTTTTTCAAAAACTGTTCACCCCCCAATATGAAAATAAATTTTTTTTTTATTAAAAATATATTGTAAATAAAAATATATAATATATAGAGTATAGGGATGTGAATTGTACTTTTGTGCTAATTCTCTACAAGTCAATATCAGTAAAGGAATTATACAGCACAAAAAAAGCTCCTAAGAGCTTTAAATTATTTCAGCTAGTTCTTTAGCTGTCATATATTCTTTAAATTGTTGGACCTTATCATACTCCCATGGCATCTGAATCCTCACATTGATGTAATTAAAGTTCTCTATTGCCGAAACTTTGTACTTATCCTCATAATCATTATTAATAGCAGCTTGCACTAATGGCTCTATCTCATGGAGATATACTTTATCCTGCATCCTAGACCATCTTCTATGCATTCTGATCCCATGAATAACAGTAGCATGATGTCTATTTAGCATCTTACCTATTTGAGTAAGTGAGACCTTACATTTGTTTAGCCTGTACATTACATAGTATCTCTTATAGACATATGCTCTATTTCTAGAGTTGGTAGCTAGTTTATACTTTATAATTTGTTCTTTTAAAAATTTTAGTTCTGTCATTGTTTTGATTTATATGTTTGATTATAGTATTCATCTGCTGAATTGTAATCCCCCTTAGTTAATGAATTTAACCAAGCATCCTTTATCTGCTCTTTCTCCATTTCTTTGGCTTGTTCAATTATTTCAATCATTATTTGTCTTTTAGATTTTATTTGCTCTTCACTGCAATAAGTACCAATAAATCCTTCATAATGAAATCTACCAATCAACCATTCTACTGCGGTGTGTTTCATATTTATATTCTTTTGATTGTAAAATAGGTCGGCTAAATTCTGACCTACTTCATGTAAATATTGTTTTTTATCCATCTTATACATCTTATTCTGATTTAAAGGTTTCGTTGTAGTATTGTTCAAATGATTCACAAGTTACTGCTATATTCCATAATTCAATCATCTGCTCTTTCTCCATTTCTTTGGCTTGTTCAATTACATATCCAAAATCAAATCCATAACCTTGTAATTTTTCCTGAATATATTCTACTGCTGTCTGTTTCATTGCTCTGATTTAAAGGTTAAAATTTCTTTGTGTTGCATCTTCAATTAATTTTACTACACTATTGTAACCTTCTTCATAGCATTGCATCATCTGTTGCTTTTCAATATCCAAATACTTATGAAAGTGTTTCACAAATTCTCTACCCTCTACAGAATGCATATTGAATAGATGAGGCTGTAACTTCTCTAAGTCACTAAACACCTGTTGTACTGCTGTCATAATAATTTAGTTTGAGTTACTGACTTAAATAGATCCGATTGAGACTCCATTACACCTGTAGCATTAATGAAATCTATCTCTACCTTAGCAGATTGGATTAGAGTTCCTGCAAGCTGAGATATTGCCTTAGCTTTATCTACCTCCACATTCACCTGGTCTGTTGTTAATGTTTCATCACTCAATCTCTCGAGAGCCATGAAGATGTGATCTCTTAGATCACTTAGTTTGTTGTGTGCCATTGTTTATTTTTTTTATTAGTTTACATTTTAATCTCATCACCTGCTGTAATTCTTTAGGTAATCTTTGTATGGTATTTCTAGCCATATTTTCTTTTTTAGTAATCATTAGCAGATTAGTAATATCATTATTTAGATAATTACCATCCTTATACACTACCACCATTCCTTTAGGTATTGGTCCATTGTGCTGCTCCCAAGTATATCTATTGAGCAGCTGCCACTTACAATCTGCTATCTTAATATACTGATACATCTTACCTCCTGTATCTCTTCTCTGATGGATAGTGCCTATAGGTTGAGTGTTTACAGGCTTAGAGCCTTTCTTAAACATAGTCTTAGCCACTTTCTCATACAAATCTTTGGACATTTTTTGTCCTTTGTTAGCAGGTACACTACCTTTCTGAAATTGAGTAGCTTTACCACCTAGATATCCTGGAGGATATTGAGTAGACCTTAAGTATACAGGATCTTTCTTAATACCCATAGCAAAGGCTCTATTATAAACTGATGACTCACTAAGTCCTAAGTCATCTGCTATCTTTTTAGTAGGCTCAAATGGATACCTTTGTCTTATGATATCATTCAAAATCCTCTTTGACAATATATCATTGCCTTTATTTTCTCTTTCTGTAGCCATTGTAAATATTTAAATAATTTTTTCATATCTCCTCAATTAATATAATTAAGTCATCATTTTTCTGAATGAGCTGCTTAACATGATCAGCATCATAAGCCTCTACTATCCTAGTCACTAACTTTATAGGACCTCCCCAATAGTCAAAGGTCTTAAACACTACTTTATATATCTTCATTGGTATCATTTTTAATTGGCACATCTAAGCCATACATTAAATCAAACATCCTAAAATCTCTAGCAGCATTTCTCTTACTGCCCTCATAACTCTGAAAGTACCACTCTCTGAATCTCAGGTATTTTTGGTGAGTATAATCACCATTAGCTATAGCATCCTGGACCTCAATAGCTAGCTGTGTAAACTCAGTCATGGTGATTCTATTATTAAGTCCTTAATTATATCATTCTGCTCCTGGCATTCTTTAAGCCTGTAGATTGATATTGACATTCCAATTATTAAGCCTATTACTAGACCTATAAATGCATCCTTATATTTTCTCATTGTTTTTATTATTTATGATTTCTAAATATCTCAGGTAAAGAGGCAGATTAAATCCACCTCTTACCTCATCTGCAAATCTTCTGCTAGTCCAAAATCTTAGAATAGCACTGAATGTAGGTGACTGTCTCATATCTTAGATTTAAGTAGCTTAAGATTTGCATCACTTAAAATAAACAGGGACATATATTCGTCATCAGTCTCTGATGCATTGTAGGTAAATGGCTCAATAGTGCCTGCTATGTATACATCACTATCATAGTCAGTTTTCCAATTAGAAATGTATTGATTGCCATTTTTGTATAGGTCTATAAAGTTCATAATATAAAAGATAAAAGTGGAAATAAAAATACGATTGATATGATAGCAGTAACTACTACTATTAATGTCTTAGCAAATGCTTTCTCTTCTACTCCTACAGGAGTAAAGTATTTAATTAATCTCTTCATTGATTCTATCTATTAGGTTAGTAATTGCATACCATTTAGAATAAGCTCGTTTAGTAGCCTCATCAGCTCGCCCAAATTCATTTCTCATTTCATTAGCCTGGTCATACAGTGATGCCTCCTCAGTAAAAATAATCTTTAAAATTTGCTCTTTGTCCATGTGTAAAAGTTTTAATTGTTAATAACTATACGCCAAAGATAGTATAAAGTTTTATATCTGCAATAAAAAAGTGTAATTTATAATCATTCTAAATAAGACTAGGGGACAAATTGTCCCTATGTTGTAAGGTAAAACATATAATTAAGGGCAAATTACACCCTTAAACACATAACGAGGGCAATTTTTACTTATAATGTATAAGAGTAAAGGTAAAGCATATAACTGAGGTCGCAAATTGCGACTGCAATCAGCGAAACTTACTAACTTGGAGAGAATTGCTACAGGTTATAGCCTTAAAAACTTTGCTATTATTAAGGTTATAGCCTTAAAAAGTCTAGTTTATTAATTAAAAAACGGGACATAATCTAAAGTTAGTCTTATTTTTACCGATAATTTAAACTATATCTTACAAAAGTATCGTTATTTGTAAACTTTACTTAGCATTATCTGTAAAGTAAAAAAAGCAGCTGCGTGCTGGGGAGCTTACAACTGCTTTCTACACTATGGAACTATGCAAAGTTAATGTTTATATTTGAATTTCAAATACTCTATGTAAGTTTTATTATTTATTTTATAGTGCTTTCTACAATCCTTACATAACATCCAATGATGGATAGTGCCTCCTGCAGTTACTACCTGTTTATTATACCTCACATTATAGTTAGTGCATTCAGGACAGCAGTACTTCTCATCTCCCTCCATTACAGCATAATGAGTAGCAGGAGTAGTGTAGGAATTGAGTTTATTGAATACAGCTTCTAGTACAGTGACATCCATTTTACAATACTCCACCATCTTATCCATTGCCTGCTGATCTTTCTTAAATACAATATCTTTCCACAGGTCTAGTCCTCCTGTATCCATTTTTTGACCTACCCCTAAATACTTAGCTATATAGTCTAATTTATTTGAGTTAAAATTAAAGTACTTTCTAGCCCATTTAAGAGTATCTATAGTCTTAGGTGAGGACATAACATCAATACCATGTAATAGAGCTCTTGTGCGTAGCCATTTGAGGTCAAATCTATCCCCATTATGAGCTACAATTTCATCAGCTTGAGCCATAACTTTAAGGAATGCTTTAATCATTGCCTTATCAGATTGCTTTTTATCCCAAGTTAGGAACTGTACATCATCCTCTGACTCCCATTTATAGCAGATGCAGATAATAGCTCTCTCATGAATGATGTCACCTGGATTGATAGTGAGGTTATATCCTGATCGCCAAAATATACCAACATTGAATGATGTCTCAATGTCAAAAAACAGTCTTTTTCTTACCATAAGTGGTGTAAACTTAGAACAAATATCTCTCTCTAGCAAATTTAAAGAGATATGATAATAGTAGACCTATGCCTACCCCTACAAATAATAGACTAAGATTGCCATTAGGTCTAGGTCTTTGAGCCTTAACTTTTTTTACCTCAGACTTTGCCTTTTGTCCCTCAGCTCTATACTTATATTTATATACTAATCTATCTTTATAGATAGTCTTTACTTTTAGTCTATATTCTATTTTCTTATCTAGTCTAGTCTTAGGTACATAGACTGTATTATACTTAATGATAGTATCCTTAGTATTAATAATTTTTTCCCATACTATAGTATCATTAATTATAACAGGGATAGAATCTAGTGTAGTGATTCTGATAGTATCACCTGTCTCTTCACATTTATATCCTTTCTTAATAGCTTTATTAAGATGGTATTGTGCAGAGCATGAGCTAAGCAGTAAGATAATTACACTAAGTCTAAATATCATTTGATTCTATTAAGGTATAAGTAAAGTGATTACCATGTATATCTTTAGCTCTATTAGCTATTACCATAAACTCATTAAAATCTTTTACTTTTTTAAATACCTGACAGCCCTCTGACCAATTTTCTACAAAGCTAGATACTGTACCTGCTTTATGGATATTGATTCCGAACATACCTGTATCTGTTTCAACCTCATCAAAAGTCATGTTTTTATTTTTATCTCTCCATACAGTTACATCTCCTAATCTTTGACATACTGCCTGATATTTACCCTGATGCATAGATACAGCATATACTCCTCTATATTGATTAGGTACAAGTCTAGCCACTCCCTTAGCATTATGGAATTGCATAACTCCTTTTTTACCTGGCTCAGTAGTAGCATCCCACTCATGGTAGTGCCATTGACCATCTACTCTATAGGATATAGTTATTTTGTCATCAAATAAATTAGTAACTTTTTGCCCTGGTTCTGAGTTACGAACTCCTATAATATTAACATCATAGTCTTTAGCACCTGCAAAATATACATATCCTTTAGCTTTTACAGCTGCCTCTATCTGTTCTCTAGTGTATGTCATTTCTTTATCTTTTTAATGTCATCATTAATATCCTTAGCTCTAGCAAATAATAGTTTCATTGACTGCCATAGGTCTATACCTTTTACTATCTTATAATTCTCATTGATACTCATCACCTCTATACTAGCTAGGACCAATGCCACTACTTTAGTAAGCATGAATGGTACACTAAAGAATGTAAGTATGATATCATTTAGTATGAATTTATCTATCAAAAAGAACATAATCACAGTAACCTCATAGAGTGCTAGCTTGCTGATTATACTTGAGAGCTTTCTGCTAGTTATTTTCTCTTTTAATTTCTTAGCTTTCCAAATACCTGTAAAAGTATCTATGACTATTAGTACTCCAATCATTAATAGGATGCCACTTATTGGTAAAAAGAATGCAAAGCAAATAGATATAAGTGTCAATAGTTCTGATTGTATAGATATTAGTAGTAGGGATAATTGTGCTTTCATTTTTTCTCTTCAATTTCAGATACTAGTAAAAAAGTAAAGTAGGATATTAGTAAGCATCCTAATAAATTAAAATGTAACTGATCAGCAAATAGCAAAGAGAAACCTGAAAGATATCCAAAGCCAAAAGTTAATACTGATAATACTCCTGAGTGATTCATAATATTAAGATTGAATTGTTATAACCATTATTTCCTGCACCTCCACATAGACCATTGCACTCCAGCATTCCATTAGATAGACAATTACATCCATCAATCATAGGTCTTAAGTCAGTATCTCTGTTAGTATCACTAGTGAATACAGGATACAAAGCTCTGTTCTTAAGTAGGTATCTAATTAATCTCTGCTCAAAAAACGAGGCTTTCTGTGCATAGTGTTCCATACTGAATGCTATTGTACCTCTATCTACAGATGCACTGTTATCTCCGAATTGAGTTTGCAATCCTTTATTCTTTAGCTGTAATGATAGACCAAATACAGCATCTTCTGCTGCTCTCCATGCTATAATAGGCTGAATGAATGTTACTAATGTCTCTTCATCAGGATCTAAAGTCTGATCATTGTACTTAGTTAGTAAGTCATTATAGAATGTAGTGCCTAAGATAGGCATGATTCTTAGCTGAGCTTGAGTAGCTAGGTAGGGAGTAACATTGTTTACATCTACATTGGCTGTGATGGGTGTGTTATTCTTTAGATAAGTTTCTGTTATAAAGTATAGCATCAGATTATAGGTGTTTGTGCGATTTGTGTTTTACTCTTATCTCCTCCAGGTACAGGAGGTAGTGATGCTAAGGCTCTAATCTCATTCTCTGTCATAGTCTCAAGTACTTTAGTAGCTACTAAAGGTGATAGACTATTAAGTGCATCATTAGTCTTAGAGGTATCTCCCTCAAGCTCTACTATTGCCTCGTTAATTATCTGATAGTTATTGATAGTGAAATCTGCATCTATCTTAGCTATGAATAACAGCTCATTAAAGATGTCAGATACCATATCTCTCAATGGCATTACTACATTTTTCTCAAATATGATGTAAGCCTGTTTAATATCTGAGCCATTACCTAGTGATCCTGTAGTACGGATTCCCATAAGTATAGGATCAATGGTATGACTAAAACAAATCTGCTCAGTGTTCAGCTGTGATGCCTCCTGGAATAGTTTATCATTACCATTGGTAGGCAGTGACTCTATCTTTGGTAGTTGGTCCTGACTATTAGCAAAGAAAGCTACAGCTTTACCTGCATTAGCAGCACCTTTCAATCTATCAATAGTATTTCGTATCATGTTTTTTTCCTCCTCAGACTGAGGTCTTTTAGGAAACATCATAGCAAAGCTAGGAAATACTGAATTTTGGATATTACTTTTAGCAAAGTAGCTAAGTTCACCTGATAAGAAAGCAAAGTT